GGACCACACGGTGTCGACGTCGATGGCGGCGCCGTCGGCGTCGGTGAACTTGATGCCCTCGGCGTCCAACTTGGCGATGTACGCCTTCGCGGAGTCGATGGTGACTTCGCCGGTCAGGCCGTTGGCCTTGAGCGAGTCGATGAGAGTCTTGCGAGTAAGCATGAGAACCTTTCGCGGCTTGGCCGCGGGAATGGGGCTCTCTGCTCGGACTCGGCACGGCACGCGGCGCGAAACGCTCGGGCCGGCGTGCGATACCTGCCGTGTGCAGGTGTATTCGGTTGAACCCGCCAACGTGCCGTCGCAGCGCTGGCAGGGAGAAGGAGGGAATGCGCCGTCAGTGTACCCGCGTCACCGCAGGACGATCGTTCGCTTGGCCCGCACCCCGAAGTCGGCCATCACGCGGTCGGGCACCTTGGCCTCCAGCAGGGCCTTCCGGCTCTTGTCGGCATCAGCCATGTCGAGCCCGCCGCCCGACACCATGCGACAGGTCACGTTCATGGGCAGCGCGGTGTACGACACCTCCAGCACCTTGCACCGGCGGACGATCGACTCGATGCCGGGGTACGCAACCGTCTCGGCGGCCGTCGGCGGGCCCCACTCAAGGGCCTCGAAGCCGATTGACATGGCCAGCGTGCCCGCCTTGGCCAACGCGACGCAGGCCCGCACGTACGGGTTGTTCAGGTCATCGTGGAACACCCCATGGCACAGCCAGCCCGACGGCGTAAGCGACATGCTCCGCACCGTGGCGACGGCCGAACACACGTCGTAGTTGTGGTCGACGAACAGGTTGCGGTTCACGCCTAGGTACGTCTGCATGTCGCAGCCGCTGGGCAGGACCACCTCCCGCTCCAAATCGACCGCCGCCGTCGAGGCGTAGCAGATGACCTCCAGCGGTTGGCCCGCCGCCTGCTTGACCTTGGCCTTGGCGTGGTACGTCTGCTTGCCAGCCATCACGCCGATGGGGCTGTCGGCCTTGGTCAGGACGCCGGTAGCCACGGCCCTGCGGCGGATGGCCTGAACGATCTGGGTTGCACGGTCACTCGTCATCGACATACTCCACGCCGGGCAGCAGGTCGCACCGGCAGTTCGGGTGTGCGGGCGGTGCCTGCCACGAGCCGTTGCCCGTGGAGAACGCTTCGCCGATCGGAATGTCATTGGGGTAGGCGTCGCCGATGCCCTCGCAGATGGGGCATGGGCCGCCCGCGACCGTCCAAGCCTTGGTCGCCACGCCCTGCTGCTCCCATGCCTGGCGGTTGCCCTCGCAGTAGGCCATGGCCGTTTCGGTGCGGGCGATGCGGACGGCTTGCCACTCGGTCAAGTCCGGTGCGGCCTCCTTGATGGCGTCACGCAGGCTTGCGATGCTGGCGCCGGCGGCCAGTTGCTTCTCGATGGCGACGGCGACATGGCCCTTGAGCGTCTCGGGGATGGTCTTGGCCAACTCGAGGCCGCGGTTGCGGACGTACGACATGGCCGTTTCGCTGGCGACGTTGAACGCACCGTCCTCGGGGTCCATGCCGATCTTGGCGAGGCCGTCCATGGCGCCGACCTTGAGCATGTCGGCCACGAACCGGTCGGTGATCTTGTTGAGGTCCTCGATGGCCGCGTTGTCGGGCATCTGGACGATGCCGGTATCGTCGATCATGCTGGGCACCGCGGCGGTGTACCAGCCGGTCAACGCCGACAGGAACCGGCGGAACAGCGAACTGCCCACGGTCGGCACGCCGGTCGCCTCATCCCACAGCGTCGCGGCCTTGTACTTGCGGGGCACGCGAGGCCGGTCGCATGGCTTGGTCGCCATCGACTTGGCGTCGACTTCGGGGGCGTCTTCGGGGGTGACTTCGGGGGCGACTTCGGGGGTCTCGTCCTCGTCGACGCTCGGGGCCTCCACGTCCACCGACGCCTCGCCAACGTGCTCGCTGGGCATGTCCTCGGCCTTCGCCGGGGCAGGCATGCCGCCGCCGAAGATGCCCATCGGGGCCGGCGCCTCGGTCTGGCGGTACCGCATCAGGTTCTGATCGTCGGGCAGGGCCTCAAGGTCCATCACCGCGCGGTACTCGTTGGGCGTGATGATGCCCTGCGCCTCGGCCGCCCGCAGTTCCGACGCCAGGGCGATCTGGTCGTCCTGCGTCGGGTCGTCGAAGCAGAACCACATGTCCCCTGGCTCGACGCCGTAGTGAGGCAGCAGCAGTTCGGTCAACTCGCCCGCCAGCGTCGCCAGCCGCGGCGCGATGGTGTAACGCATGTACTGGGCGTTCGCCACCGTCGCCGACGCGAGGTTGGCCGAGTTGAGCCGATAGATCGGCTCGGGGATGCCCGCCGCGTCGTAGATCCGCTTCTCGGTCGTGGTGATGCCTTCGACGTACTGCATCTCGTGGGGCTTGGTGGCGTACTGGATGAGTTCCGTGTCGCGGAGCAGCAGGATGCTACCGGCCTTGCCCACGCCCCTGGTACTCTGGTTCAGGTGGGCGTTGATCTGCCGCATCTGGGCGTCGGTCGTGGTCGGTGCCGCCTTGAACACCATGCCGGGCATGCCGCCGTTGAGCCACCGCTGGGCCTCGGCCTGCAGGGCGGCCGCCTCCATGTCGGTCTCGGCCATGACGCTGAACAGCCACGACATGCCGCCAGCCGGGTGGACCGGCGATCCATGCTGCCGCAGGTAGACCACATCCTCGGCGGGAATCCGCATCGGATCCGAGCGGTTGCGGCCGTAGTAGTACCCGGCGATAAAGCCCGTGTCGCTCAGCATCGGCCACGCGAACTGCGACGGCAGGATGTACGCCGACACCGGCACGCCGTTGACCTTCTCGCCCACGTAGAGGTACGCGCGGCCCGCGACCTCCTTGAACCAGAACAGCATGTGCATCCACATCGAGCCCGTGTAGATCGGGTCGGGGTTCTGCAGCAGGTCCAGAACCGGGTGGTCGAGCACTTCCTCGACCTCGTCGCCCGCCCGGTTCGCGTACGTGGCCGCCTTGCCGATCAGGCTCTTGACCTTGCCGCGGTTGGTCGCGTGCTTGACGATCCGCTTGTCAACGACCTTCCGCCCGGCCTTGGCGATGCCCGTGCCGGTCTTGCGAAACAGACGCAGCGTCTGCCCGGCCAGCACCGTGGCGTTGATCGTCGCCGCCCGGTACGCCGTGCCCGTGATGCCACGCGTGACCAGTTCGTAGTCGCGGCCAGTGTTCTGGTTGTTGTAACTGGTCGAGGACTCGCCGGGGATGAGCGACGCGGACACCCACGCGCCGGGAATCTCGCGCGTGTCGGGTTCGATCGCCTTCTTGGTGGTGGTTCGCTTTGCCATGTGGTTACGCCCAGCCGCGTGCTTCGGTCGCCTCGTCCAGTGTACCCGCGTCGGCGACACGCCCGACCCATGCGCCCATCGACGCCTTCGGCCCGTCGAAGTACATGCACGCGTATCGCAGCGCGTCGAGGCCGTCGTCGTTGGCCTTGATCGGCTCTTCCTTGGCCGCCTTGCCGTCCTGACCTGGCGGGTAGCAGTACGCGTCGAACTCGGCGAGCGTGCTCGTCGGCCGCTTGGCGTTGTACAAGTCGGCGTCGGTCTCGACCGTGCAGCCGTCGTGCAGGTACAGCCGGGGCCGCCCGTCGCCTTGCACCAAAAGCCGCCCGTGGACGGCATCGCGGCCCGTCCGGTGGTCCTTGTTTGCCGCGACCGTCTGGATGCCCGCCGCCGCCAGCGTGGCCCGGTCCTCCGCGTCGTGGTCGGTCACGGTGGCCAAGTACGTCTCGCCAGCCGACAGGGTGACGATCTGCCTTGCGTGGTCTGCGACCGTCCGCTTCGACCGGTACACCTCGCGGTACAGGTACATGCGTCCGTCACCGTCGATCGCCCACCACTGGCAGACGAACGGGTGGACGTACCCGAAGTCGATGGACCGGATCTTGGGCCACGCCTCCCAGCCGGTCGGCATGGCCTTGACCACGTGGATGGTCGGGTCGAACTCGGGGTAGACCAGACCCTCGGCGGCCGCCCAACGCCCGTCGAGCAGCCGTGCCCGGCGATGGCCGCTCAGCGACTGCAGCGTGGCGATGTACTTCTGCCCGGCCTGCGTCCAGTCGCCGCGGGCCTCGTCCCACAGCATCGGGTTGTCCTTGTGCCGCGACTCAAACACGGCCATCTGCCCGCGGTCGGCCCGGCGCTTGAGCCAGTGGGTCGGGGCGGCCGGGTTGCAGTCCGCGATGATCTGGTGGTACGGGCCCTTGCCGTTGCGGAGGCGGGTGGTCAACTTCTCCCAGTCATCCTCGGACAGTTCCGTCGCCTCGAACGCCGCGATTAGGTCATACTCCGTGGACATGATCCGGTCGGGGTTGTCGAGCCCGCCGACCACCAGCGTCGAGCCGTTGTCGTAGTCGTACGCCGAACGGGTCCGCCGTGCCTGGTTGGTCAGCGTGCAGCCCGCTTGTACCACCTTGCTCTCGAACGTGACCAGCACCGACTCGGTCATCGACGCCCGCGTCTTGCGGACGATCAGGCCCCGCGTCTTCGGGTACTTGAGCAGGTACAGATGCACCTTTTCGAGGATCGCACGGGTTTTGCCAGTGCCCGCCGGACCCGGCACCAGCACCTCGGGCGACCTGCTCTTCCACACGGCCAAAGCCGCGCCGAACGGTTCGTAGTCCATCACACCTCGTCGATGGGGGCCCGCTTGCCGTACATCTGGACCGCCTGCGTCGGCTTGCCAGCGTCCATCCTGGCGTTCTTCTCGGCCTCAATCTCGGCGGTCAGGTTGTCGCCGTCCATGGTGCGGAGAACGCTGGCGGCCTTGATGGCGTCCGAGTCATCGGGGCTCTGTGTGGCGATGTCCACCAGCCGATCCACGATCTTGGGTCGCATGTGGTCGGGGATCGGCCACCGGTTCTTGAGGGCACGGGCGACCAGCCTGGCGTCCTCATGGGCGTGGTGCGGGTCGGCGAGCAAGCCAGAGTCCCC